AAAGCTATTGGTATTGCTCAAGCTATTGTTAGTACCGCACAAGGTGTTATTAATGCGTATGCTAATCCTGTTGATGTTGCAAGTGGTGTAGCGTTTGCGAAGTCAGCAATTATTGCAGCAACTGGAGCAGCGCAAATAGCAGTTATTTCAAAAACTAAATTTGAAAGCCCAAACATACCATCAACTGAAACGCCATCTGCACCAACAGGCGGAACAGGAGCAGAAGCACAACCACCAGCATTTAACGTTGTAGGGCAGTCAGGATTCAATCAGATTGCTGGCGCATTAGGTCAGCAACCACCTGTACAAGCATTTGTAGTTTCACAAGATGTAACAACTGCACAACAATTAAACAACGCAATAATAGAAACGGCAACTTTTTAAAAACAAAACAAAATGGAAATAATAGAACTTTTATTAGACGAAGAAAACGAAGATGCTGGAATAGATGCAATTAGTATTGTATCATCACCAGCAATTGAAAGTAACTTTTTAGCTTTCAAATCACAAGAAATCAAATTTGCAAAAGTAGATGATGAAAAAAGAATATTAATGGGCGCAGCATTAATACCTAACAAACCTATTTACAGAAAAGATGAAAAGAAAGAATACTATGTATATTTTTCTGAAGATACAGTACGTAAAGCAAGTGAGTTATTCTTTATGAATGGTAATCAAAACAATACAACTTTAGAACACAATATGGCATTGAATGGATTAACTGTTGTTGAATCTTGGATAGTTGAAGATGCTGAAATGGATAAAACTAAAAAATACGGTTTAGATGTTCCTGTAGGTACTTGGATGGTATCAATGAAAGTTAACAATGATGAAGTGTGGAACGATTACGTTAAAGAAAACAAGGTTAAAGGTTTTAGCATTGAAGGGTACTTTGCCGATAAAGCTAATTTAAAAGCAAGTGTTGAATCAGTTGTTGAAGAAGTAGATTTAAAAGAAGAAGAAGCTAAACAAAAAATAGAACAAATTAGAAATCTATTTAAAAAAAAAAAGATTGATTTAGAAACTTACAATGATTACCCTGATGCGCTAAGCAACAATGCTAAACGTGGCATAGAACTAAATAAAAAGGTTAATAATAAATGTTCGACTTTGGTTGGCAAAAATAGAGCAGCCACTTTGGCTAAAAAAGGCAATATTTCATTATCCACGATTAAAAGAATGTATAGCTACTTAAGCAGAGCAGAAACGTATTATGACGAAAGCGATACTAAAGCGTGTGGAACAATATCCTATTTATTGTGGGGTGGTAAAGCTGGTTTAAGATGGTCGTTAAGTAAACTAAAAGAACTTGATGAAGTTAATTTAGAATCTATGGTAATTGATGAAGATTATGCAGTAATAGATGACCGTTTAGCATATAGCACACAAGCGAAAGCAGAAGAAATGGCAATTAATATAGGGTGTTCTGGTTATCACACTCACGAATTTGAAAACAAAACTTGGTATATGCCTTGTGAAAAACACATAAATAAATAGATATGGGAAATAATAAACTAACAAGAGGAGAAAAAAGCAGAACATCACCAAAAGGCGGTAGGCGGGGTTGCTTATGTAAAGATAATACTTATAAAGTTAAGTGTTGTGATGGCTCATTAAGAGCGCAAGGCATAGGCAAAACTCAAGCGTAATTAAAAAAAATAAAAAAAAGGTATAACAAGTTCAATTAAAAAACATTTATATAGTATGAAAGCAAATGATATGTTAAATAAAATCAAAACAATTATTGGCGGAATTGAATTAACTGAAGAGGTTAAAGAAGTTCAATTAGCTGAGATGAAGCTTCAAAACGGAACAGTAGTTGAAGCAGAAGAATTTAAAAAAGGTGAAGCTATCTTCATCAAATCTGATGACGAAAGAATTGCAATGCCAGTTGGTGAGTATGTACTCGAAGATGGTAAGCTTTTAGTAGTTGAAGAAGAAGGAATTATTGCAGATATGAGAGTCGTATCTGATGATGTACCCGCAAAAGAAGAAGATATGAAAGAAGATATCAAAGAAGAAATGGCTGAAGAAGCAGCAGTTTACGATTGGGAAGGAATGGAAAAAAGAATTAAAAACCTTGAAGATGCAATCGCAGATTTAAAAGCTGATAAAGTAGATGCACCTGAAGATGTAAAAGAAGAAGCATCAGCAGAACTATCTGAAGAAGTTAATGCAGAACTTAAAGAAGAAATTAAAGAAAATGTAAATGAAGTAGAACTTTCAGCAGAAGTTGCAGAACCAGTAAAACACAATCCTGAAGCTTCTAATGAACCTAAGTTTACATTAAATAAAACTAATTATCCTAAAACGTTACAGTCAAGGATATATGAAAAATTAAATAACTAAAAAACAAAAACAAAATGGCTACAAGCTTAACAACAACCTATGCAGGAGAATTTAAGGATAAATATATCGCTGCAGCCCTTCTAAGTGGGAAAACTTTAGACAACGGTGGTGTAACAATTCTACCAAACATTGCTTATAAAGAAGTAATGCAAAAATCTGTAATGGGTGATGATTTAATAGTAAATGCTGGATGTGATTATTCAGATGCTGGTACATTAACACTAACAGAAAGAATACTTGAAGTAGAAGAGTTTCAAGTTAACAAAACTGAATGTAAAAAAACTTTTAGCCAATCTTGGCAAAGCCACGAAATGGGTTATTCTGTACCAAACCAAAGTTTACCTAAATCATTTGCTGATTTTATTGTACAACAGTACATTGCTAAAATTGCTGCTAAAACAGAAACTAACATTTGGGCTGGTGTTAATGCTAACGCTGGTGAGTTTGACGGATTTACAACTATTGCTGGTGCTAACATAGCTGATTTAGCTGGTGGTGCTATTGTAGTTGGTACAACTGTTACTGCTTCAAACGTTATTACTGAGCTTGGAAAAGTTCTTGACCACGTTGCAGCTAACACTCCTGCAATCTTAGATAAAGAAGATTTAAGAATTTATGTTGGAAACGGTGTATTCCAAGCTTATGTAAGAGCATTAGGTGGATTTGCATTAACTGGCGGTGCTGGTACTGATGACAAGATGACTCAATGGTATAATGGTGGCGGTCTTACTTTTGATGGTATTCCAATTTTCTTAGCACCGGGTATGCCAGCAAATAAAATGATGTGTACACAAATTTCTAACTTATTCTTCGGATGTGGAGTTCTTGGAGATTTATCTGAATTAAGATTAATTGATACTGCTGATACTTTAGGTGACCAAAACGTAAGATTTGTTGCAAGATGGAAAGCTGGTGTACAAATCGGACTTTTAGGTGAAGTAACTTATTATACCTAAGATATAAATTAATTAATAACCTTTAATGGGGCTTTAATTAGCCCCTTTAATTAAAAACAATAACAAGATGGCATGTGATTTAAGTATAGGAAGAAAAGTACCTTGTAAGGATATCGTTGGCGGAATTGTTAGGTGTTGGTTTGTAGATTTTGGAGATTTAGGAGCAGTAACAGAATCGAATGATGAAATTACTGATTTAGCTGGAACATTTACCGCGTATCAATATGATTTAAAAGGCACTAACAGTTTAGACCAAACAATGAATAGTTCAAGGGAAAACGGAACTACATTTGCAGAACAAACTTTAACATTAACATTTCCAAAAATGGAAAAAGAGTTTCACAAAGAGTTGAAACTTATGGCATACGGAAGGCCACACGTAGTGGTTGAGGATTACAACGGTAATTTCTTCCAATGCGGATTAAAAAATGGAATGGAAGTAACATCTATTGCAGCCAATACTGGTACGGCAATGGGCGATTTATCAGGTTATACAATTACAATGGTAGGTCAAGAAACTACTTTTGCAAACTTTGTAGCTGGTGGAACTTCAGCAGCTCCATATTTAGGAATGAGTACGGCAACTATTACATATGTAGTAGGAACTAATAGTTAAAAAGGCACAAATTTCATAGTTTAGTGTGATTCAATATATAGTTTAGTTGGCTAAAGGAGGGTTACAAATTTGTTATCCTCCTTTTTTTATTAAAAATAAATTAAAAAAAGATGCAAATAATTACAAAAAGCGGAACAAGATTGCTAAATTTAATGCCAAGAGAAACTATTGACGGAGCTAAAGTGTACGAATTAAAGATAAAAAGCGAAGAACAGAATAAAGTTATTTTAACGGACTCTAACGCATCTTTTACTTTAGTTAAGTACTACTACACTTATAGCACAACACAAGCTCTTGATGAAGCTAATTTCTACACTATAGAGATTAATAACACTACAGATAATACTTTAATATTTAAAGATAAACTGTTTTGTACTGATCAAACGCTTTCAACTTTTGAAATTAGCAAAAATGTATATATTGAGAAATCAACAAGCAATAATGAATACATTTACGCTTAAATAAATATTTAGATGGATAATTTACATTTAATACAATTAAACGAATACCAAAGGCCAGTTATTACTGAAGAAAAGAACAGAGATTGGATTGGCATAGGTGAGAACAACGATTACTATCAATGTTTGATAGATGCGTTTATGGATTCAACTACTAACAATGCAGTTATAAACGGTATTGTAGATAGAATCTATGGTAAAGGTTTAGATGCTACTGATAGCCATAAAAAACCTGAGGAATACGCTAATATGAAATCAATCTTGAAAAAGAAAGATTTACGTAGAGTATGCCAAGATTTAAAGTTGTTAGGTGAGGGTGCATTTCAAGTAACTTATCAAGGTAATAAAATAAAAAGCATTACACATTTTCCAAGAGAAACTTTACGTGCTGAAAAATGCAATGAAGAAGGAGATATTGAAGCTTATTATTATAGTGCTGATTGGAAAGATGTAACAAGAAATACTAAGCTAAAAAGATTTCCTGTATTTGGTTCAGGCGCACAGAATGAAATATTTATTGTTAGACGTTATGTAACAGGGTACTACTACTACTCTCCAGCAGATTATCAAATTGCTTATGCAGAACTTGAAAAAGAAATTGCTGATTATCTCATAAATGACTGTAAATCAGGTTTTTCGGGCACTAAAATTTTAAATTTTAATAATGGGGTTCCTGACCGCGAAAAACAATTAAGCATCAAAAATGATGTGATGAATAAGTTGACTGGAAGTCACGGAGAAAAGGTTATAATTGCTTTTAACAACGATGCAGAAAGTAAAACAACTATTGACGATGTACCATTGAATGATGCACCAGCACACTATCAATATCTAAGCGAAGAATGCTCTAAAAAGATAATGGTAACACATAGGGTAACTTCACCTATTTTAATTGGTTTAAACTCATCTAATGGCTTTTCTTCAAATGCTGATGAAATTAAAAACGCTTCATTATTATTTGATAATGTAGTTATTAAACCTTACCAAGAATTATTGATTGATGCCTTAGATGAAATGTTTGCAGTAAATGGTATTTCATTGAACTTATATTTCCAAACTATCGAACCTCTTGAATTCATCGAAATAGATAAAGATATGGATGCTGAGGTAATAGAAGAAGAAACTGGTATTGATGTAGAAGACCAAGATTTCAAAGAAGAAGATGAATACCAACAAATTGAAGAAATAATAAATAAATCTAAACTAAGTAAAGATAAAGAAGAATTAAGTGATGAAGATTACGAAGTTATTTTAGATGGTTTGCACGGTGAAGTAATGGATGAAGATTGGGAGGAAGTAGCAGAACGAGATTATTTAGAAAGTGATGATGAAGAAGATTGGGCAAATAGTTTAATTAAAACTGATTTAGCAAGTATTGAAGATAGGCCAAGTGGTTTTAGTATTTTAGATAAATCTTATTACAAGATTAGATTTAAATATACAGTAGGTTCAAAAAAACCATTAAAAGAAGGTAATAAGTCAAGGCCATTTTGTGAAGCAATGATGGCAAGAACTGCTCAAAAAATTGTTTATAGAATTGAAGATATAGATAAAGCAAGTACAGTAGCTTTTGAAAAATCTGCTAAATTACCTATGCACAAAGGCCAATCATACTCATTGTTTAAATTTAAAGGTGGTGTATACTGCCGTCATAAGTGGGTTCAAGTTTTATACAAATTGAAGAAAGGTAAAGAACTTGGAAGTGATGATATTAAAGATTACAAGGTAACTAAAGAAATACCTAAGAGTTATAGACGTTCACCAGCAGGAAGTAAAAAAGCTAAAGTAGCACCTGAAAATATGCCGAATCACGGACATTATCCGGGTGTAAAATAAATTAAGATATGGCAAAAGCATTATTCATAACACGACAAGATTTAGTAACTTTTACAAGTGCTAATGGGAATTTAGACCCAGATAAATTTGTACCGTATATACGTTTAGCACAAGATATACATATACAAAACTACTTAGGTACGGACTTATACGAAAAGATTGAAAAGCTTATTAGAGATGGTGAACTAACTGAATTATTAAACCCTAACTATTTTAATTTAGTAAAAGATTACGTTAAAGATATGTTGATTTATTGGGCAATGGTTGAGTATTTGCCGTATGCTGGTGTTAATATAACTAATGGTGGAATATACACACACAATCCTGAAAACGCTACAGCACTTGATAAAGATAGAGTTGATTACTTAATAGAAAACAGTAGAACAACTGCACAACATTATACTAATCGTTTCATAGATTACATTTGTTATAACACTAATTTATTCCCTGAATACAATAGTAATTCAAATGGTGATATTGACCCTGATACGGTTGCTAATTTTGGTGGATGGGTATTATAAATT